TGTAATTTATGACGATGCGTTTGCATCAAAGCGTGAACATAACCCATTGCGTGATGTTGCACGAAAGATTATTACAAGCGGTTCAGACGAAGCGTTTGTTGTTAAAACAGGTAACGCCACACTAATTGAAAACGGTTCAAACAACCCGTGGGGCTATCCAATCAATGACAATACAGGTTCACCCAATATTGCAACATCATTTTGGCAATTGCCTGTACGCTGTATTAATGCAAGCGTACCCGTAAGAACAGCAGTATTGTCAGACATTAATTTTCTTGAAGAAACAATTGCTGAAGATTTAATGCTTGAATTTGCACAGCAAGAAGCATTGTCAATGATGTTTAACAATGACCAATCAGGTTCAACAACTGTTAATTACGGTGCAACAAGTGGTTTGCGTGGTTTAAATAGCTATGCAGGTTCTACATCATCAGCATCATTTGGTACAAACGGTTCAGCCATTACTAATGGTTTGCACACAGTATTGCAAGTACAGCAAGCATCAGCAACAGCAGTTACTTATGATGACTTGGCAAATTTGCTAGGTGCTTTGCCATCACAGTATTTATACAAAGAAACAACTTGTTGGATGATGCACCCAAGCACAATTCAGGCTTTGCGTAAGCTAAAAGCATCAACAACTGCCAATAACTTCTTGGAAGTTGGTAGTGAAGATGGCGGTGCTGTAATTTATATTTTTGGACATTGCGTAATTCCAAACCCATACATGGATGTTGCAGGCAACGGTAAGTACCCTGTTTATATTGGTGAGTGGGACAGATTCTTTACTATCGCTGACAATGAAGAAATGTCAATTAAATTGACTGAACAAACATCAGTTGGTTTCATTACTTTCTATGCTGAAAAGCGTGTATGTTCAACAATTCGTGATGTATTCGCAGGTGTGCGTTTAGTTGGCGTTGCTTAATTAAAGGTTAAATCATGGCAAGCGATTATTTAGGTATTGCCCCAAACCTTACACAAAACCGCAATCCGTTCAACTATGAAAAGGTTGAACAGATTGGCAGGGATTTTGTAACGGCATGGTTAACTCTTGACCAAATCACCAATCAGTTAAACCTGTTTGAAGATGAAAGCCAAGATGCTTACCTGCAAGGGTTAGAAATTGCAACACGCATGGCGATTGAAGATTATTTGGGATTAGCAATATTCCCAACGCAATACCGTGTGTTTTATGGCAATCCTGCCGTTGCAGGCACAGCCCTAAGTTTAGATTTGCCTGAAGTAACTCAAAATCAACAGGGTCAAGTTGGCGTAACAATCAATTCTGTTAAGTTTTGGAATGGTGATATTCCGTCAGTATTACAGACACTATCAACATCAAGCTATCAGTACGATTCAACAGGCAATAAGGTTATTTTGAATTCAATGCCATCAACAATTAGTACGCAAGTTACTAATCCGTTAGTGGTTGAGTACACAACAGCCCGTTCACCGTTGGCAAACTACCCTGTAATTCAGCAGGCAGGTTTGTTGCTATTAACACATTTGTATAACAATCGTTCAAACAGTAATGAACGCATCATGCACGAAATACCGTTTGGCGTTGCCCAATTGCTTAGACCATATAAACCATTGGTGATGTAATGGGCATCGTTAGATACGAAAATACAACAATTAATGAAGTAACCAACGGAGTTGATACTTTTGGCGAGTACACAACGACTGAAACGCCTTTGTTTACATCAAGGGCGTTGGTTAATGATGTATCAAATGCCGTAAGGATTTCTGAAAAATACCGTGTTTATCAAGACTTGGTAAATTTTACATTTAACTATACGCCTAACATTAAGCGTATTGTTGACCATCAAAACGAATACAGCATTACATGGCGTGGCAATAATTGGCGTGTGACTGATGTGCGTGAAAGCAATGACCGCATGAAAATCACATTATTGTGTTACAGAAACGACCCCGAAACGACAGTATGAGTACACAACAGAATCCGTCAGTTTACGCACAATGTATTCAATATCAGTTATCTGAAATTGTTGACCCGATACCCGTGTACGCTAATTTCAATAGAAATTGGGCAACACAACCGCAGTTTTTGACATGGCAATTGCGTAATGTGCATCAGCCTGTTTATACGGGGCAAGACCAAAATAACAAGGGTATTGACAGACCTATATTCCAAATCAATGTTTTTTCAAAAGACATGGACACGGCTTTTAATTTAAGCAATACCATATTACAATCATTACATGGTTATTCAGGAATGTTTGGCAATCCTGCCACAAACGGTTTTTGGTTAGCCAAAGCAGATGTAGATTGGTTATACAATACTTATGACAATGAAATTAAGTTGCATCAAATAATACTTGATTGTCAGCTTGATGTTCTAACTTAACAAGACAGAATCTTTTAAATCTTTTTATAGGAATATTCAAAATGGCACTTATTAATAAAGTATTAGCAGGTTATACAGCAACCCTTTGGATGCAAGACGATGTAACCCCAACACCTTTGACAGATTCACAATTGTCAACATGGACAGGTCAGGTTGCAACCATTATTGGTACAACCGCAGGCGGTACAGGTACAGCAGGTATGGCAGTACCCGTTGAAGCTATCCCCGCCTTTGGTGCTGACGATGCAGTTGCAAGCTATTCAGTAGCAGGTGCAAGAACAGGTGCAAAGATTACTACACAAAACCAAGTAACTTCAATGAACATTACCTGTGCGTGGAATCCTGCTGACCCTGCAATGTTGCAAATCCGTGCTGACGGTTACGGTGGTACAACAGTACGCACTTATGTTGTTGCTGTTTACGATGGCGAAGATACAGTTGCTTATGCGTTCAACGCTATGGTTGGCGGTATGCAATGGGATATGTCACCATCAGCAGAAGGCAAATTTATGTTCACATTGCACCCTGTTGGCGGTAACTCATACGGTTGGTCAACTAACACCTAATTTAATAGCCCCCGAAAGGGGGTTTTATACGATATGACACAAATAAATAACTCAAACGACCTATTAAACTTTATTGTTACCCATGCCAATTCAGGCGTTAAGAATTGGTTTGGGTTTCAACAACAGCGTATTGCAGGTATTCATACAGCGTATGAAATTGCCAAACTACACGCAGACAAAATGACACCTGAAGAAGTGGCTGACTATGCTTACAAGCTAAACAACGCCATTTACAACAAACTTGTTAAGGGTGAGTAATGTCAGCCGTAAGATGGAAGTTAGAAGGGGCACAAGAATTAAAAGATGTGCTTCAGGAATTATCTAACGACTTTGGTGAAAAAGACCAAAAAAACATTCTAAAGCGTGGCGTTGCTGAATCTTTAAAACCCGTTCTAAATACAGCTAAATCTTTAGTGCCTATGGATACAGGGGCATTAAGGGCATCATTGCGGATTCAGGCTAAAAAGCCAAGTAAGCGGGATAGAAACTCAAAATATGTAAGTGAAAAAGATGTTGTTATTGGTACTGTAACAACTGCACCATCAAATAAATTTGTAAAAGTTTATGACATGGAAGCATCGTATAAAGCTAGAAAAGATAAATATAAAAAGATAAAAGCACCTAACGATGCAAGACACATTGCTATGGAATTGGGCACGGTAAATGTGCCTGCAAAACCATATTTACGCCCTGCATTAGAAAGCCAATCAGCAACAGTAGTAAATGATTTGGCTGACAATTTGAAAACAGCTTTAAATAAATACAAAGCAAAAACCACAAAAGGAAGATAAGACATGAACAGTTTAGCCAATGCACTAGGTAAAGATTTTGTTAAAAAGAAAGAAGCCGTAAGGGTTCGTACATTTGAATTAGGCGGTCACACATTTAAAGTAAAAGTACCATTGACTGTTGAATTTGAAATCATGCAAGAACGCATGAAAAAAATTGATGATGAAAAGGTTGAAAAGTATTATCAAGAGATAACAAAAGAATTACAAAAAGATAACAAAATTGAAGGTGTTGTATATAAAGATGATGACATTCTTGTTGATAAAAGGTCAATGAGAGAAACTGCAAAAAATAAAGCCATTGCAGAACAACGCATTACAGAGTTTTTTAAACTGTTAGTGCCTGAAGAAAACGGTTTTGACATGAATACCATTACATACGAAATGATTGAAGAATTATTCCCATTCCCAATCCAAATGCAGATAATGGAAGAAATCAGCCGTGTTGTATCAATTCAGTATGAGGTGCAAAAGGGAAAATAACGGGGTCAGTACGCAGGCAGGTTAAAGCGTATTTAACTGCAAATGGTACTGACCCTGATTCAGTTGATGAAGAAACATTTAGCGATATATGTATTATGTATGCGGATGGGGTAATTGGTAATAAAGGTTTGTTAGAAGTGCTTGGCTGTTTGACGGGGGCGGTTTACAATTACATGAGGTCAGGTAATCAAATGCCGTACAAGTTACAAGAGATCGGAAGAGCAC